AACGCTCGTGCGGCCAAGCGGTTCGGGGCTAAGTTTACGGCTCGGCGTGAGGATGATGGGGTTCGGGTTTGGCGGATTGAGTAGGAATTGCCGTTAGCTGCTCGCCGCAGCTAGGGGCATAGGGCGGTACCATGTTGCCCCCCGGCTTCGTGGTGCCGCCCGTTTTTACGGGGAATGACGGGTGACTTTGGTTGCCGATACTCCTTATTTGCAGGCGTTCGTTCGCCGGGAGTTTCTTTACGACGAGGCGAAACACGCTGGCGAGTTCGTGCCTTGCGTGGTGTTTGGCTTCCGTGCAGAACCGGCAAGGGTGCCGATGTTCCAGATCATGCTGGCATCTGGGGCGCAATGGGCGAGGGTGCCGATCCACAAGATTTGCAGCAAGCCCTGCGAGCCGCTTGATTTGGATCAGGTGGTTTGGTGGGACAGCTACGGCTACGAGTTTGCCGTGCATGAGTTTGGCTTTCTGAAGAACCATGCGGTGACGGCTTTGGGCCGCGATGGGGTTGTCCGCAAGGGGCGGTATCTCTTTACGGTGGACTGGATGCAGAGCGGCTGGAGTGAGACGCCGGATCAGCACAAGAACCACCATCTGATTGCTTTAGACGACGGGCCTTGGATTGCCTACCCAAACAATCGGTTGGTTTGGCATGACCCGGCCTGGATTGAGCCTGCACCAGACAAAGAGTGGCAGACACCGACGAGAAGCTATTTTGTTGAATAAGGGGAATGAAATGATCGGACATAACGGAATACCGGCTTCGCAGTTAAAGAGCCTGATCGAACGAATCGAGCGGCTTGAGGAAGAAAAGGCCGGGATTGGCGAGGGTATCCGCGAGATTTTCCAAGAGGCGCGGAGCCAGGGCTTTGACCAGAAGGCCATGCGCGCCGTGCTGCGTGAGCGCAAGATGTCGGCGGAAGATCGCCGCACACAGGAGGAACTTTTAGACCTGTATCGTCACGCGCTTGGGATGCTGGACGGCACCCCGTTGGGCGATGCGGCCATGCTGGCGGCGGAGAAGGCGTAATGTTTGTCCTCCCGACTTATAAGCGGCCTGAAAAGCTGCGGCAGTTTTTTGAGATGTCGCGGGATTTGAAGATGTCCGCACCGGGCATGGTCGTCTTGAACGGCGAAGATCAGCGCGCGGCTTATGATCCAGTGTTTCGTGACTTGCTGCCGAGCAACTGGGAAGTCGCCGTGATGCAGCAGAATGTTGGTATGCTTGCCGCAACCAATTGGTTCTTCAATCACAGGCCGAACCTGGATTGGTACGGCGTCATAGGCGACGACGCGGTGCCAAAGACTGAATACTTTGACATGAAGTGCCTGTCTTTGCTGGAACCGTTCTCCACCATTAGCTGCATGGACGAAACGGCTGACGGCGCTTGGCGCACAGCCGGATTAAATATTCTTTCTGGCCCGCTGGCCCGCGCTTGTGGCTTTATCTATCCGCCCTGCACTTGGCATATCTGCGGCGACGATTGGCTTCAGACCATAGGGCCAGCCCTGGGCATTTGGCGCACGGCAACGGATGTCGTCGTTTCCAATAGCGGATATCTGACGACCGGACAGCCGCAAGACGAGACGCAGCAGACCGGATACCGAGACTTCGGCAGCCAACTTCAGCAGTACCACCGCTGGCTTGCCGAGCATGGCGGCTACGTTATGGAGCGGGTGCGGTTGCTTATGCAGGCTCAGAACCTGTTGCCCGCCGAGGGCGTCTCTCGCTGGCGGATATCGAATTACACACCGCCCGCACTAAAAGCCGATTGACGGGCGCGACGATACTCCCGTATGGTGTATGCACAACACACGATTAACGGGGAATAAGATGTTAATGAAAGAGCAGATTGCTACTGTGGTTTGTGACGTATGCGGCGTGACGCAGGATGAGATATTCTCGCCGCAGCGCACAAAGAAAGCATTTATGGCGCGCGCCCTCGCCATGTACCTAATCAGAGACTTGCTGAACGTCTCGTCGCCGTTTATCGCCAGCTTTTTTAACCGCGACCACTCAACAGTTTTGGCCGCTATCAACCGCGCTCAAAAAAACCTTGAGACTTCCGAACATTACCGCGCCCTGCATCGCAAGTGCCTGGAAAAACTAGCCGAATTAAACGGCTCGACGCGGGCAGTCGCACAATGAAGTTCGGCAAAAACATTATCGCGCAGTCTCCGCAGATCAGTGAGCGCGACTGGAATATTTTACGGTCGGGCAACGCGCGCGTCAATTTCCAAACCGACCTCGCCACACCGGACTCTTGCCGCATTGCTTTGACGCTCTATAGCTCTCAGCCGAAAATTACGGAGCAGGATGCGAAGAAGTTGGCTAACAAGGTCATCGAAAGCTACCCATATAAATCTACGGCCAAGGTTGGGACGGGATATGTTGAGGGCATCGCTGATGTTTTTAATCGCTACCCTAGTTGCGTATCCGCTGCTGCCGCTGATTACTCTACCTTAGCGAGCAAGTTCATACCGTCCCGTGCTGATGTTTATGATTGCTGCGAGGCGATTGCCTCTGAACACCGATCAGTAGCAACGATTGCCCGATTGCATCTGGAAGAACATGGGCGACGGAAGGCCGATGAAGAACGGCTAAAGAACCGCGTCACGCCGGAGCAGGTGGCAGAAATACGAGCAAAGATTGGCTAGTCTTTTCGCAGTTATCGGATGGGTCATGGGCGAGTTAGTTACAATTATCCTTCTCGCTATGGGCGGGTTAGTTACAATTATCCTTCTCGCTGTGGCCTTTGGATTTTGGCTCGTACTTTTTACGGACGAAGATGAAATTTGATAAGGACCAATTTCTCAAGTTTTGTTCCAATCTAAAGATTGAGACAAAAGAGCAGGGGCTGATGCGCCTCGACAAGCTGCTTGGCACACAGCAGTACGTCATTGACGAAATTATCAAAGGATTAGAGGAGGACATTCATTTCTTCGTCATCCTCAAGGGTCGCCAGCTTGGCATTACCACAATCAGCCTTGCGCTAGACCTTTACTGGCATTTTCTAAACCCCGGCTTGCAAGGCACTCTGACGACGGACACCGAAGATAACCGCGATATGTTTCGCTCTACGCTGTCTATGTATATGGACGGCCTGCCGAAAGAGTGGAAAATCCCGGCCATCGCGCACAACCGTAACCATCTTGCGCTGAAGAATCGTTCGCGCCTGTTTTACCAAGTCGCTGGTCTACGCGCCAAAGGCAACCTTGGTCGCGGCAAGGCCATCACTTATTTGCACGGCACCGAGACAAGTTCATGGGGCGATGAGGAGGGTCTGGCTTCGTTGCTGGCGTCTCTGGCTGAAACCAATCCCATGCGTCTCTATATGTTTGAAAGCACGGCGCGCGGCTTCAACATTTTCCACGATATGTATGTGACCGCCAAGCGGGCGCGAACGCAGAAAGCTATCTTCTGCGGCTGGTGGCGCAACGAGCTATACAGCGCCGATCCAGACGACATGGTTTACAAAGTCTATTGGGACGGCAAGCTGTCCTCGGAAGAAAAGATTTGGACGCGCGATATTAAGAAGCTCTATGGCGTCGAAATCAACTCGCGGCAGATTGCGTGGTGGCGTTGGAAGATGTTGGAAAGCATCCGAGACGAAGCCTTGATGTATCAAGAGTTCCCGCCGACAGAAGATTACGCTTTCGTTATGACGGGCAGTTCCTTCTTCAGCAGTTCGCGCTGCACCGACGCAATGAAGGCGGCGAAAAACACCGTGCCGGATTGCTACCGCTATAGCTTCGGCATGAATTTCATTGATACCCAGGTCATCAAAAGCAATCCCGCCGTCGCAACGCTTCGTGTTTGGGAGGAGCCGATTGACACTGCCTATTATGTTATTGGTGCCGATCCCGCTTATGGCTCATCCGATTGGGCGGATCGCTTCTGCATCCAAGTTTATCGCGTCTATGCTGACGGTCTGGATCAAGTTGCCGAGTTTGCCACCAGCGAATTGAACACTTATCAATTTGCTTGGATTATCGCGCATATTGCCGGTGCCTATCGCAACTCAACGCTGAACCTAGAAGTCAACGGACCGGGCCAAGCCGTCATTCAAGAGCTTAGAAACTTGCGCCGTCAGGCCGCGAGCATCCAAGGCCGTCAAGGCAAAGACCTTATGAACGTCTTGGGTGCCATGCAAAACTATCTTTGGCGGCGCAACGATACTCTTGGTGGCCCGAGCAACAGCATCGGATGGGTGACGACGCCCGCTACCAAAGAGCGGATGCTCAATTATATGAAAG